AGAGTTTTCACGAATATCAACGTTGTAATAATTATTTACATTTTTTATTAAATTATCTAAAGTCATTTTTTATAGTATTAAAGAGCCATCATTATTAAATTCATTCCAAATAAAACCAGATATGATTCCGGTTTCAGAATATATTTTCCAATCATTAAAGGCACGTTGCCAACCTTTGCGCCCTTGTTGAATCATTTCATCGCTTAATGCGTAAACCTCAACAGAAAACGGCCAATTAGTTTCAACGGCTATAAAGCGAAAGTTTTCAGCCGGAACGTCTAACATATCGGAATAAAAGGCGCATTGTAAATGATAGCCATATTTGTAAACATCGCGACGAAATGCAACCGGTGAATTATCTTGGCACGTTTTAACGTCTGAAATAAAGTTTTCAACGCGATTTAAAACATCAGGGCGAATCCTAACATCAACATCATCGTGCTTTTTATAATGCGATAATTCAATTTCGCCTTGACAATATTTTTGTGCCAAATCGTGATTTCTAAAATTTTCTAATATTTTAGTGATTTTATTATGTTCGTCAAAACCTAATAACAATTTGCCTTCGGCTTTTTTAGATTCTATTTCAAACGCTTCTTTTCCGGCCTTTGTGCGGCGGTCAATCTTTGGCATAACGTGGTAATCCTTATAATAAAGTTCGGGTTCTAACATAGCGCAATGAACCGCTGAACCTAATGCCATTGCAGATGATTCAAATGGCTTTTGTTTTAAGAAATGATAAACTGATTTCTTGTGTATTGTTTTAAGGCCTGAAGCGCTTATTCCGGGCGATGAATGATAAACTTCATTCGTGTCAAATTGTGTTTTCATAATTACGCCTCGTTTATAATATAATTGTTTTGTTCTTCAACAATATGTTTTAATTTATTGTTTTCTCTTTCTAATGCTTCAACTCTAAATTGAAGAAATTTAATAGTGTCAACGTTCATAGTGTTTAAATTTAAAGGGCCGCGTTAACGGCCCGGTTTGTTTTATATTGTTTCTAATTCTAGTGACATATTCGCTGATTGTATAGGTGTCATATTCATTCCTTGAAACCCTACGATATAAGCGAATTGCATTTGGTCTTTTGTTAGTTTAATGTTTTTTCTTACTATTGTTGCTACAAAATCTAAATAAGTCATAATGTTTTGTTTGTTTTAAAACGTTGCTTCGTTGCAACACTTCAAAGATATATATTATTATACTTATAAACAAATAATAAACAACTTATTTTCAAAATAATGTAAAAAAAAAGCGATCCCCGAAGGAACCGCCATTTGTTTTGAATGTCATTTATTAGTTAAAACGGTAAATCATCACCGCCTTCAGCAACCGGGGCCGCTTCTTGTTTAACATAAGGATCACTTAATTTCAATGAAAAGAATTTTCCTTTTGCGCCATCTTTAACCCAAGCCGCAATTTGTTGTTCCGTTCCATCTTGTAATTTAATCGTTCCTGAATATTCAGGTTGATTGTCTGAAGTTTTGTTTGTGTTTTTAAACAAACTTCCGTTTCCGTTTTGGTGTTCATACTTTGTACTCATCTTTTATTTATTTTAAATTAAACTTACTTACTATTTTTTCTCTATACTCTTTTTTCATTTTAAAGGTGTTTAAAACCTTATCCGCTTGGTCTTTGCTAGCTTTTAACGTTGCATTTAATTGCGCTTCTGTTAACCACTTCTTATCATCTTTAGGGGCCGTTGTTTGATTCTTGACGGCGTTTTGCACTTCATTAGCTGAAGCGATTGATGTGTCAATTCCAATACCTAAATAACCCAATGCGCGGCCCAATGCTGAAGTGAATCCGTTTTCAACAAATGATGTTTTATTTATATAACTAGAATCTCTGTATTCTTGTGAATGTGCCGTTGCAACAAAATGACCTTCATTATTGCAAATGGTTACTTTGAATATTGCCTCTTTGTCATCAATTGAAACAATTGTTTCGTTGATTTGCCATCCTTTAAACTCCGGTTGACTTCTAAAATAAATTAGGCGTTCGTTAACTGTAATGTAATGTTTTCCTTTAATGTTTATTGTTTTCATTCTTTTATTATTTTGTTAAAAATTATAATTCCTAATAAATCAAAATCCGAATTGTGTAAAGTAATTATTTCGCCAACAGTAAATGTATCGGAATTTTTTAAACGTGATTTTAACGTCGGCATTGTGCAACCTAATAACTCGCAAACGTCGTATCGTTTTAAATTAAGGCGTTTTAATTCCGCCTTGAAGTGTTGTTCAAACATATATTTAAGTTTTTATTTGATACAAAAATAAAAAAAAACTTTCAATAAAAAAAAGATTATAGTAAAAAAAACCGCCGCAAATCAATAAAGACAAACGACGGTTGACAAACAAAACAAAAAAAAACTCTTTAACTTATTGTGTTTATTATAGTAACATCATCATCGTCATTTGGAATATGTGCCTTTATTTTATATTCAGCATTTTTTACGTTGTATGTCATTCGGTCAATGATGCTTGTTTGCAAATCATAATTAGTTGCAGACCAATTAAACCAAATTTTATTGCTGAATGCTAATGGCTTTATTTCTAAGTTTCTGAATGAACCCTCATATCTTAAAACAAATTCACGATAATCATTTGCAATGTTTTGATTTTCTAAATCATACAAAGTTTTAAATTTATTAAGCGTTTGAAAAGTTCCAAAATTGTCGCGCGTTCTAACAAACGCATCAGTTCGGTTGTTGAATCGTGTATTGTAACGTTTAAATTCTTTTTTGTATGTGTTAAAATTACCATCATTTATAACACTAAGTAAAGACAATGAATCTGATGGTTCTAATTCAGTATTTAAAATTTCTAAATTATCAAAATAAGTTGTTTCATAAAACGTGTTTTGGGTTGTTGTGTTTTGTATAATTACAGTTAAAACAGTAGCGCTAGGATTTATCCAAGTAATGCCATCTTCAGTAAAATCAATTTTTAATGTTTCAAACTGATTGAATTGAGTATGTGTTATTGAATTGTTTTGCACAGTTTGAAAAACCCAAATTTTATCATCAAAATTCCATTCGTGATAACTACCCGGTGATCCTTGAAGTTCAACTCTAATTCTAAATTGTATATTTGCGGGTGGCGCCGTTGCGTTATCTTGTATATTACATTTAATAAAATACTTACAGTTTAATTTGTAGTTTACAATTTTTGAAAAAGGATTAATAACAACATCATCTGGACTAAAAACATTTGATTGACTTGTTAATGGCGCCGCTGAAGTCAATTTCATTGACTTATTCCCTTGTGCAACAACTTCATTAGTTGCAATTTCAGCGTAATTATTAAAAACTGTATAACCACTTAATCCATATTCAAATCCGGCGTTGAATCCCGCCTCTGTGAAATTAGCATCTATTGATTCAGTTTTAACACTTGCTAAAGGTTGAATGAACTCTTTTGTTAAATTCTTTTTTAATGGCGTTAAATTTGATGGTATTTTTGAAAGAAATGATTCTTTTGTTTCAGATTGAAAAACCCCGCTTGAATTATAATTGTAAACTTTTAAATCTTCATTATTTTTAGTTCTTAAGACATTTGTTATTTGTGACCTTATATTTGTAGGAACAACACCATTAACTTGTAATTGATTATATATACTATCCTTTACATCAACATCAAAAACGTTTGTTGATTCTACTATATACCATTTATTATTTGATTGATAAACCCTCATGTTGTAGGTTTTCAATAAATCTTCTAATTGATTTTTAGCTTTAGGAATTTCATAACCATCGACTAATTCATTAAATCCTGGCGATATTGATATGGTATTTGGAAAATATTTATAAGTTGGATTACCTACGATTTTCAAATTAACTATATCATTTATAAAACATAAATCCAAATCTAAGTCAAGATTTGCTAATATTAATGATATTCTTTCGGCATCTGATAAATAAACTGGATTTGTTGGTGTATAATTAACACTTAAAGGCGCTTCAAAATTATTAAGCGTACCCAAACCATCATAAGCGTTAAAAGTTACGTTAAATGGCTTCGGTTGAAGTTTTTCGATAAACCTATCAACCACCAAAAAACCACTCCAATAAACTCCATAATGCCGCCCCGTAATACCACTATATATTGAATCAACACATTTTAAAGATTCAACAATTCCGCCATCCGCAATAACTCTATCGGAATAAACTTCAGTATTACTTTTTAAATAAGAAACAACAACCTTATATTCACGTTCGTCAAATTTGTAAAAATCATCATAATCAACTGTTTCAGTTACTATTAAATTTAAGGTACATTTTGAACCAATTATTGGTTTATAAAAATCATCTGATGCTTGCCATTGAACAACAACCGGGTTTTGAGTTCCTACCATTGGCAAAACGCTTCCGGAATAATTTTTTTTTAAAATTTCAACTCTTTTGCCACGCTCTAAGACATCAGAAAAATCTAATCTATATTTAACACCATAGGTTTCAGTATATGAACTAGATTCTAATATTAAATTTGAATTATCTTCCTGAATTAAAAAATCATTATTTTCAGCTAAAATGTATTCAACCATAATTTATTTATTTATTAAGATATTCGGTCGCTTGTTTCTGTTGCCCTTTCAATTGCTATCAATAAATCTTGACCTTCTAATCTAATTTGACCGCCAACATTTACATTTGCCGCCGTACCTGATCCACCAATCATTCCCTGTAATTTGTTTAATGGCGCTATAACTTCAGGATTTGA